TCAGTTTGTGGACATCAAACTAGTCAGAGGGTTAAGCGCTGCCGCTTCTTCTAAATGGTCAGGGGCAAAGTGGGCATACTTCATAGTTTCACGGATGTTCGCGTGACCGAGTATCCTTTGCAGGACCAGAATATTACCCCCATTCATCATAAAATGACTGGCGAAAGTGTGACGCAGTACGTGGGTTTTCTGGCCCTCAATAAGCTGAATCGTAGTCGTAGCCAGCATCTTTTTGAAATCCTGATAGCATGGCTTAAACATCCTGCCCTGCCGTTCCTTCAGCTCATCATAAAGCCACTGCGGGATCGGAACCGTTCGGTTTTTCCCGCCTTTAGTTTTAAAAAATGAAAGCTTGTTAGGTGAGAGCTGGGAACGGGCCAAGGTTTCCGCTTCAGTCCACCGCGCGCCAGTAGCCAGGCAAACTTTGCATATCATAGTTAAATCAGGCTTGCCGTAGCGCTCGCAGCCGTCCAGCAGCTCGGTGATCTGCCTCAAGGTCAGCCAGGACATTTCCTTTTCATCTTCCCGGAACGTTCTGACACCATCGAGGGGGTTGGGCAAATTCCATTCCCCGAGCCGCTTTAGCTCATTGAACACCGCCGACAGATAGTTTTGCTCTCTGTTGACCGTGATAGGCTTTACTTTCCACTTTGATTCATCATCGTGATAACCATTGGAAATTTTACCCTTCAAGCGTTGGTCACGATAATGCGCCCAATCTTTTGCGGTGAGCTGGGAAGCTATCGGATCACCTAAGCCATTACATACGATATCGAGCTTAGCTTTACGGGATTTAACCGCCTTAAGTGATTGCCCGTGGAGAGAGTCCCAAAGCTTTATAAGCTCGCTCAGCTTACGGCGATCCTCTTTTTCTTTAATCCACGGTTTGTTTTCTGCCTCAGCGCGAGTGTAATCTTCAAAAGCTACCGCCTCCCCTTTAGTTACAAAGGTTTTACGAATGCGACGACTGCCACGACCATCTAAATAAAAGTCGGCCAGCCATTCTCCATTAGGTAGCTTCTTTATTGACATCTATTTTCCTGCCGAAGTTTTGCGATAATTACTGATGCTGTTTGCAGCAATAGCAATACATATCAGCAAAAAAACATATGAAATCCAGATTGGAGCTAGAAAGCTGAACAGCATAATGGTTCCAAGAACGGCTCCACAAAGGCATAGGAAAAAGAAAGCCTTAAAACCTTTTGTATGTTCAACCTTAGAATTATAATGCGCAGCCAAACAACCACATAAAGTTGCTAACGGAAATAAAAACAAATAAACCATACAGCACCTATATAGATTTTTTTATAGTGAGCGCAACGATCCCAATCGGTGTTACGTCGCTCGCAGAACATTCGAATGATGAAATATCACCAGAGACTTTAATGCGGTTTCCGGGTAATCTTGATACGGTATAAATATCTTTATTACCATCAATATCTAGCATCCAGTCACCATTACCAATTGTTTTAACGTCTTCTTCAATTAGATACGAAGATGTGCCTTTTTCAAGATAAAACGGTTTAATTAACTTAAGTCCGAAAAGGCTAACATCCAAATTAACAAAGCCCAAATCATCAAGCACACCACCCGACAGCCTTCTTTTTGGAAGCGAGAACTCATTTGAATCAGGAGTATTTTGATTTTTTTTCGAGTTATCGTCTAAGCCGGTAGCAAGCCAAGAAAGTGAAACGCCTGTATCAAGAGCGCAAGTAATTACCACATCACCAGGAAAATATTCTCTGCGCACCCAAGCGCTCATGGTTGCGGACGGTATATCTAGCAGCTCACCAAGTTGCTTTTGCATTGTGAAGCCATAAGCATGCAAAACGCGCTGGAGTACAGTCTTTCCTCCACTTGCCAACATATGTTCGTGCAGCTTCTTACCTGATAAGCGTGGGTGCCTCTCACCATCTGAACTTACATTTGCAAGCTCACCTTCCATCAACCATCTAAGGTCAGCCCCTGTATCCAGGGAACACTGGATGATGTAATCGCCCGGAAGGCTTTGCCGAGACACCCAATTCTGGATTGTAGGTAAAGGAATTTTTAAGAGTTCGGCCAGCTCAGGTCGTGAGCTAACACCATAAGATCTAAGGATTCTTTCTAATATAGCCTTCGTATCTTTGTTGGAATCGCTCATAAGCCCTTCAAATAATCCGTTATGATCACTTTACACATATCCATTTGGATAATATTATCCATTTCGTTAGTTTGAATGCACGCCAATGCACCAGAATCACTACAATCGGAGATAATCTCTTATGACCCATCAAATTACAATACCAAGCGGCCCCGATCTGATGACCTATGAACAGTTCGCTCAAGCCTATGGTTACAGCCTTCGCACCGTAAAACAGATGGTTGCTGATGGCGATCTCCTTGTTATGCCACGTAAAAAAGACGGTGGCGCGGCCCGAATCAACATGGTTGCCTTTCGCGCGCGTTTGCTCGCTCAAGGTGTCAATTGCAGATACGTTGCTGCGTAACAACTTAATTATTTAAGTTGAGCAAAGGAATGACCATGTTTGATTTTAAGACTTCCACCCATAACGAATATGACGACGCCTGCCGCAAGTTTGCGTTGACGCACAACATGACAGAGCTAGCGCAGCGTGCAGGTATGAAAGTGCAGACCCTGCGTAACAAGCTGAACCCTGAGCAGGTGCATCAGCTGACCGTTCCAGAAGTGCTGTTGCTTACCGATCTGACTGAAGACGCCACGCTGATGGACGGCATGCTGGCGCAGCTGCAGTGTCTGCCGTGCGTGCCGGTTAACGAGCTGGCAAAAGAGAAGTTTCCGGCGTACGTGCTGAAGGCGACCGCCGAAGTCGGGCATATGGCCGCTAACGCCGCGAACCCGGAGCGCATTACGGCAACCTGCCGCCGTGGAATTCTGGAAGCCGCTAACACCGGGATCCGCTGCATGATGCTGGCCGCGCTGGCCGTGCAGAACCGCGTTCACTCTAACCCGACCTTAGCGTCTACCGTTGATGCAATCAGCGGGCTGAGCGCTTCGATTGGCATCAGCTGAGGGCGCCAGATGATTTCATTTGCGGCACGCCTCAAACGTCAGAGTCCGTCAATGTCATACGGGCATGGCTGGATTATGGGTGAGAACGGAAGGCGCTGGCATCCGCTACTGAGCCAGCAGGAACAGGTAAAAGAGCAACGAGGTAAAACATGGCTATCGAAGGCGATTCAATGCTGGGCGAGCTTAATGCAGGCCAGCGGGTTTCAGCGCTGAATCACGTTGCCTTTATCCGCGCGCAGCTGATGGGCGGCAATTGTGAAAAAGATATGGCTCGTTTTTTTTCTGAAATGCGCGATGTGACAGACAGTAATTACCAGGACAACAAGCGCGCGCTGAGCGCGATTCTCTTCCTGGCTGGCATCGGTAAGGACAGGCACAAGGCTGAATTTAGTGAACTGACTACTGATGAAAGAAAGGCGCTTATTCGTGCAATGAATCATCTAAAAGCAGTCGTGAGTTTATTTCCGAAGCGAATGGCTCTGCCTAATTAAATAACCCCAAGCAAATAAATGGCGTAAACCCGCCGGGCATTCTTTTGCCCAAATTCTGGAGAAAGTGAAATGCGAAATATTGAGAAATTTAATTTTGACGCTGATACCGAGGCGCTGGCCGCAATCATCACTAAGGCACGCATTGAAGAGCGAAAAGATCGCGCGCTGGCTGTGTCGGAGCGCCTTGTTGAGCTGGCCGTGCACGTTCATCAGCGAGGGCTTTCCGGTATCGAAGCTGCTGACCTGATCCGCCGCGAGGCAGAGCGTTTTCAGAACGAATCACAGGAGCTGCACTAATGGCCGACTCTATCGACATGGCGCAGCAGCGCGCCGACGAGCTGCTGGCGCGCAACATCGCCAGCGTAGTTAACCGCCCGGTCAGCGTGTCGGCTTCTTTCTGCGAAGACTGCGACGCGCCAATCCCGGAGCAACGCCGCCGCGCCGTTCGTGGCGTGACCCGCTGTGTCAGCTGTCAGGACATGGCGGAACGGTATGCGAAAGTTTCAAAAGGCGGTGCGGCATGAGCGCGATCCTGAAGTGGGCGGGCAGCAAGACCCGCGTAATGCCGGAGCTGCTGGCGCACCTGCCAGCGGGTGATCGCCTGGTCGAGCCCTTCGCGGGTTCCTGCGCGGTGATGATGAGCACCGATTACCCTTCCTATCTGGTTGCGGATATTAACCCCGACCTGATCAACCTTTACCGCCAGATAAAAGAGCACGTCCGCCCCTTTATCGTTGTGGCGGCCAGCCTGTTCAATCAGAACACCACAGGCGAAAGTTATTATTCTGTCCGTGAGACGTTTAACCATAACCCGGCGCTGCCCCTGCTGGAGCGCGCCGCGCACTTCCTGTACCTGAACCGCCACGGCTATCGCGGCATGTGCCGTTACAACCGTCGCGGCGAGTTCAATATCCCTTTCGGCAACTACTCAAAGCCCTATTTCCCGCTGGCTGAGATCGAAGCGTTTGCGGAGAAGGCGCAGCGCGCGACGTTTATCTGCGCCGACTTTCGCGAGACGCTGCGACTGACTAAAACCGGGGATGTGGTGTACTGCGATCCGCCGTACGACGGGACGTTCTCGGACTACCACACCGCCGGATTTGGCAAAGATGAGCATCACGATCTGGTCAGCATGTTGCTCGGCGTCTCGGAGCGCTGCCCGGTTGTCGTTTCAAACAGCGATACCTTCTACACTCGCAGCATTCTTCGCGCGTTCGACATTACCAAAATCAGCGTAGCCCGTTCGGTTGGCGTTGCCGCCGGTGAGGGCAAGCGCGCCTCGGAAATTATTGCCGTGCGCCATCCTGCAGCCGGGCCTGTCTGGTATGGCGTCGATCCGGCTGCAGGCGCTGACTGGTCTGCAGAAGTGCAGGCGGTTCAATGATTCAGGAATACGCTTACCCGTGGAACGCTCCACGGGAAGCTATTGCCAGCCCATACCCTACTTATGAGGAAATGCACAGCCGCAATCATCTGAATGCGGCTTTAGCACGTGCGCAGGAGTTACTGGAAAAGCAGCCGACGCTGATCCAGCTCGACGTTAAGCGCCGCGTCAGCGAGCTTGAAAAAAACCAGGGCATTGATCGTGCCAATGCGTACTTAACGAAAACTTTCGTTGAGCGCACATTGCCACGCATCGAATGCGTTAACGCGCAGTACCGACTCGGTGAAATGAGCAGCGGCACGTTTAACCTGCTGGCAGGCAACGCCACTAAAGAAGCTGGCGCGGCCAGCGCAGGCGGCACGCTGTGGGAACTGATGCGCCGCTTTAACCGCCTGCCCGATATGTCGCGCGCTGACGTCGATCTGCTGGCCGGGGATGTGGCTAATTTCATCCTTGCCGAGCTGGTACAGGCGCACGCGCAGGCCAGTGACGAGTCAGATTACAAATACACGCACCGCGTTTACATGACCGCCGCCACTATCACCCGTGAGCTGAGCCAGACGCCGCCGCTGTGGGAAAAGGTCACGTCCCGCCTGTTTGACCCGGAGGAAGTTACCCCGGCGATCATGCGTATGCAGACCGAAAAATGGTGGAAGGGCCGCCTGCGCCGTGTCGCCGCGTCATGGCGCGAACACCTCCAGATTGCTCTGGCTAACGTCAGTAAAAAGCATACTCCGTACGCCAGCAACATGACCGTTTCAGAGTGGCGCGAGCAGAAGCGCCGCACCCGTGAATTTCTGAAAGGAATGGAGCTGGAAGACGAGGAAGGCAACCGCATCAGCCTGATCGAGAAATACGACGGCAGCGTTGCTAACCCCGCGATCCGCCGTTGCGAGCTGATGACTCGCATTCGCGGCTTCGAAAACATCTGCAACGAAATGGGCTTCATCGGCGAGTTCTACACCCTGACCGCCCCGGCGCGCTATCACGCCACAATCAAAACCGGCCATCGCAACAGAAAATGGAACGGCGCCAGCCCGGCAGACACGCAGCGCTATCTCTGCGGCGTCTGGCAGAAAATCCGCGCCAAGCTGCACCGCGAAGAAATCCGCATCTTCGGGATCCGTGTCGCCGAACCTCATCACGACGCGACCCCGCACTGGCACATGCTGATGTTTATGCGTCCTGAACAGGTTGAGCGCGTGCGCAAGATTATGCGCGACTACGCCTGGCAGGAAGACAGCAGCGAGCTGACAACAGATAAAGCACGCAAGGCCCGCTTTCACGCCGAGGCTATCGACCCGGAGAAAGGCAGCGCGACGGGCTACGTCGCTAAGTACATTTCTAAAAATATCGACGGCTACGCGCTGGAAGGCGAGACGGATGACGAAAGCGGCAAAGACCTGAAGGAAACCGCCTCGGCCGTTTCCGCCTGGGCGGCCCGCTGGCACATCCGGCAATTCCAGTTTGTGGGCGGCGCGCCGGTCACGGTTTACCGCGAGCTGCGCCGCATGGCAGACAGCGAAACTGCACACGGCCTCAGCATTGAGTTTGCTGCTGCGCATGACGCTGCCGACGCGGGAGACTGGGCAGGATACGTCAACGCGCAGGGCGGCCCGTTCGTGCGCCGTGATGAGCTGGCTGTGCGCACCTGGTATCAGGCCGGTGATGAGCTGAACGAATACGGAGAGGAAACCGTGCGCATCAAGGGTGTTTACGCAACGGAAGTTGGCGAAGATACGCCGATCCTGACTCGTCTGGCGCAGTGGAAGATTGTCCCGAAGCGTGCCGTTGATTTTGGTTTTGAATTTAAGGACGCGTCCGCGTCCTCTCGGAGTTCTGTCAATAACTGTACGGGAGGTTTGAGATCTGAGGATTCGAACCCGCAGGAAAGTTTCGACAATATCGACCTGAACGGCATGAGCAGGCGAGAAAGACGACAGCTTCTGAGCCGGATCAGGGCGCAGGAGCCAGAAAAGCGGCACCTGCAGCTGAGGCGGTCGGACAAAATCGAGGCCGCGTGCGATAACGTGATAGGCCAAGTGAAGGACTTATGCGGCGAAACCATCAGCCGCGGTCTGGCCGTACGCCTGATTGGCGGCACGCAGACCAAAATCGCCGGTCGTATGTTCCGCAGCTCAGCTTATGGCGATCTGTTCCGCCCAATACTTGAGACAAAAAAGCCAGGCGCATTAGAGCGCTTTAACCGTCTAGCGCAGCTTTCACGAACGAAAAACAATCAATAATGGACTAGATATAATGATTATTGGGCGATTGATAGTTTAATCGTTATGTTCCGCGCTCATTCGCGCGCAGTGTAAATAGGTGAAGAAAGTTCTTTTGTATCAGCCAGATAAAAACCGGATGCGGCTAATACATTTTTCTTTCTCTACTTATAAATGCTGTGATACTGTATAAATACACAGTATAATTTTGGGAGGGAAAATGACGGCTCAGGAATCAAGCCAGATGCATAAAAAAATGGCGTGCATGCACTTTATTGCGGAGGTTTCGCTGATTGCTAACTGCAAGCCGTCTGACCTGAAACTGGCACTTACCATTATTGCCGAATTGGCAAACTCAGAGACTCGTCAGGATGCTGATGAGGAAATTTTCTACGCTGCTGAATAGGGAGATTGCGATGCGAATTGAAATCATGCTCGATAAAAACCACAAAATAAGCCCCTCAGTCCTAGATGCTTTCCATGCAGAAGTTAACAGGCGCGTGAGTGCATTGTTTCCTGACGCCGTGGTGCGAGTGCGCCAAGGCAGTCATACCAGAATAGAAATGCCTGGCTTCAAAATTGATGAGGACAGGCGGCGCTTGAATGACGTGTTGCAGAACGTCTGGGAAGATGACAGCTGGTTACACTGATAACCGCGCCAACGTCAAAAGCCTGATTTTGACGTTGGCGGGGTTGAACAACGAGCACAGCGAGGCGTTAGATTATGGGTGGGCGCGACTATAATTTTCAGATTGTCTATCGTGGTGAAGCACTGCCCTACTTTCGCCCTGGCGGGCTGGTCATGTTTCAGCGTTCGCGTGAGTCCGGCGGCGGTTTCTGGGTGGGGCAGACTTTCGAAAATGCGTTTATTTTTAGTCGGCCCTTCCCTATGACGTATCGAGATGCTCTTTTGCTCGCAACAGCCATCACTACACTGAAATATCAGGCACCGGAGCCTGAACCTGATGACCAGTTGCCCCTGTTCTGAAGTCGCCCGGCACTGCATGACTATGCCGCATGAATTCGCATGATCCCAAAAGGATCGTTTATGCACCGGCCCGCCAGTATTGGCGGGCTTTTGCTTGCGTCATGCAGCTGCATGAAAACCACTACATAAAGCGGGCAGGCGTGGCGGGGGTACGAGCGCGCGCTGGAGGCACACTCTAAGCCAATTTTTAAATTAGTAAAATTTGCTAAGTTTTAGAGATGTTGGGTGAGCTTTCAGCAGGAATTGTTGGCTTACAGTAGTTTGTTGTTTATGTGCAAACTGGTAAGCTCCAGAGACAATTGGGAGAGGGACTGATGAAGCGCGTCACTGAAGAACAGATTGAGCAATCGTTGCACAGGGCAGAGAGAATTGCTCGTCGTGAGACAAGGAAAAAACCGGGTTCTAAAAGAATTTACCGGCCTACTCGAGTCTTTTCAAGGTTAAGGATACCAGCACCTAAAATTCTGGATTTATTCAATCCAGAAAATTACTCACTCTTTATTGAATTTATAACTTTAATGAGAGATTGTATAAATGATGGTGAGAAACTATTAATTGATTTCCGTAAAACAGAATCACTTAAAGCCTGTGCAGTAATCGTTCTTTATGCATATATAGACCTTATGCAAAGGCAAACTAATAATAAAAAAATCATCTCTATTACAACTTGCGGAAGCACTCGTGCTAACAATTGGTTTAAAATTTGTGGAATTTGGGAGTTAACTTCATTCCAAACTATAAACCCCCATAAACTTGATACAATGGCTATAGTTTCAGCCGTTGCTGGAAAGACAAAAGATAATAAAGAAAGTGTTGAAGCAAGACTTAAAATAAAAAGCATTCTGAAATATATAAAAGACACTATCTATGGCGGAAAGATTTCTGCATCTGATGGGCAAAAACTTTATGCTGCATTGACTGAATCAATTAGCAATGTTGGTCTTCATGCATATTCGAATGAAATGCATTTCGCAGAATTCATAGCTGAAGTTGGTAAGAGATGGTGGATACTTGCGCACAAAATAGAGGACCAGTTATTTCTAATGGTTTACGACATGGGAGAAGGAATTCCAATCACTTTAGTGAAAAAAGATTTCTTTACTTTGATCATGCAAGCATTCAATCCAAAAACAGATTCTGATAAAATATTTGCAGCAGTACAGTATGGTGAAACTCGAATGAATAGCCAGAAGCATGGTAAGGGTTTACCTGATATGAAAAGATACGTGGTAGATAATCCTGAAGGGGAGCTTCACATTTTTAGCGGTATGGGGCGATACTCCTATAATGCGGAAAAAAATGAAGAACTAAAATACGATCTACCATACTCTGTTGGCGGAACACTAATTCAATGGAATGTCAGCTTAAGAGGTGCAGAATGAACATCAAGGAAATTCACATTGCAGAAGATTTTTCAGACGTTCCCTATGGACGTTATGATGAAGATGGTCCTGACAATGGTCAGCGTTTTCGTGATGAACATTTAGTTCAGGCTTTTAAAGACTTCGATGAGGTGCATGTATACCTTGACGGAGCTATGGGCTATGGATCGTCATTTCTTGATGAAGCTTTTGGCGGACTTTATCGCACAAATAACATTGATAAAAGTTTAATAAAAAAGAAACTAAAAATATTTACAGAATTAGATTTCCTAAAAGATAGTATCTGGGGATACATCGAGGACTCAAAAAAGGAGAAATGACATGGATAGCATTTTGAAGTTTTTGAAGTATTTGGCGGAGTCTGGCTTACTGGCAATTATTACTGCGCTGATAGGCTGGATTTTCGTTTATAAAAACTCTCGAGCGCTACAGAGAAGAAGCGAAACATGGTCTATTGTCAAAAATGTTTCCGATAACTTAAAGGAAATAGAGTCTTCTTCAAGGAAATTTTGGCTACCCGGTGATGATAAGGCTATTGATGCTATGTCTTTTCAAAACGAGGTAACTGCATTACTTGCGGAAACTGAGCGCTGGCTAAATCATCTTAAACAGCGCATTAATATTCAAAGTGATTATAAACCATTAATCGCCGATTTATTCAAAGATGCTACGGCCAATATTGAAAAAGTTGGTGAATACTCTAAATCGCAAAGGACCCGCACTAGCGTTTTAATTTCGAAAAGAGCGAAGATAATAAAAGCTCTGATTGATGAATCTTATCAATCAGAGTTTCTATAATAATTAAATTTACTTAACCTTGGCGTGTAAAATTAATGCGCCTAGGTTTCAAAAGTCTAACTTATACGGTTGAAATTTTATAGCCTCCTCACCTACCCATTCATTCAACTCTTCCAGCCTTTTTTGCAGAGGAATTAGCTCATTACGAACAAACACTCGGCTGGCTTTTTCCACGTCACCGAACCCGCCAGTGTTGTTTGGGATAATGCCCATCATCTGCGGCGGCACCCGATGCGCGGCCAGCATGTCATCGCGGCTTACGTTCTTGATGTTCAGAAACTCATCCTTAGCTGCGACCTCTGACAGCGGGATGATCTGAATGCCGTCCTTTTTCCCGCTCGGCGAGTACATGAAGAGGTTGCGGAAGTTGCCAGGGCCTTTCGCGCTTTTCATTGCCTGGCGCATAGCGTCCACATCCTCCTGATTTTGAGACGGGTCCGTAACGTACATGATATAACCCGCATGGCTGCCGTTGAGGTAATACTTGCGGCGGAACAGGGTCGCCGACTCGTTCAACAGCGTAGACGGGATGGCCGAAAGATATTCCGGCAGGCCGTAAACTTCCTGATTCAAATCCGGCTCCATCAGATGGAAGACGTTACCCGGCGTGAACTGATAAGGCTGCGTACTCAGGCCGTACTGCACAAACCAGTAGGTGTCGAGATCGACGCCGCGCCGCGTAAATTTTGCCAGAGCTGGCTCCAGTCCAATTACCCCGCCGAGGCGGTTGGTGCGCTTTTCCAGATATGTATTGCCGAATACCAGATAGTCCTGCACAAATCGGCTGAAGGCCTGCTGGCTCAGCAGCGGATGCGGGATAAACGAGCTGGTCAGGATGTTGCGCTTTACGTTGAGCGGTGAGCTGTGATGCACGGCGGCGCGAAACGTGCGCGCCAGCCCGTCAAAACTCACTGGCGGTTCATACCAGCGATCGTTAATGACACACTCCACGTAGTCCAGCAATTCGCGGCGGTCCAGTACCGGAACCGGGTCGCCGAAGGTGAAAGCCTCTGCCGCCGCGCCGCCGGTCATCTGTTGCTGCACAGGTTGGGTGCGCGTGCGGTTCCTGCGTTTGCTCATCAGTAAATCTCCATAATGTTGCGGCTGTGGGCGGCTTCGCCTTGCAGCGGTTCGTTTGCCAGCGCGTGCATCGTCGCCCAGGCGAGATCGGCGTGGCTTGCCTCTTCGCTGCGACTGGCTTCGTAGGTCGGGCGGTTGCCGCTGGCCGTTGTGGTCTTGCGGATTGCCATGAATGACTGCGCGATGTCGAGGTGGCTGGCGTCAAACTCCAGGCGACCGGTCGCAATAGTGTCGTATGCCTTCAGCACCAGGGCGTTTTTAACCTGCGGGTTATAGACAAACTCTTTTACCGCTGGGAAAAATGCTTTCACGTTTTCATAAACGCCGAGACCGACGCCGGTAGAGTCAATGCCGATATAGGTGACGTTATACTGCTGCGTCAGCTTTTTAATGGACTCGGCCTGCGCGCGGAAGTCCATCCCGCGCCATTGATGGCGCTCCAGAATGCGGAACTTACCGCCCGATACGACAGGTGGGGCGATAACGACGCACCCGGCGCTGTCGCCGTTTTGTGTGCCTTTCGCCGGGTCATAGCCGATCCAGACTTCGCCACGACCAAACGGACGCAGTGCCAGCGCTTCGAAGTCATCCCAGACCTCCCAGCTGTCAACCATACATTTCTGCATCATTGCCAGCTGGAATACGGACGCCAAATCGTCCATGAAAATGCACATCAGGAGGTTCTGATAATCCTCCGGGCTGTAACGCTGTCGGAGCTGTTCCAGGTCGAACAGGTCGCAGCCGCCGCGCACGGCATCCTCTACTGTAACGATCTGGCGGAACTGGCCATCTTCACAAAGACGGCCTGCTGCCAGCGACGAATGACTGATATCAATATCAACCTTGTCAGTCTTTGCCCGTCCCTTGTTGAACTGCGCGCCAGACCAGAACGGATAGGCGCTGTGCGTCAGGCTCGACGGCGTGGAAAAATAGGTTTCGCGCCATTTCTTGTGTAGCGCCATGCCTGAAGCGACTTTCTGAAGCTCCTGGAATTTCGGGATCCAGAAATATTCATCAAGGTACAGATTGCCGTGATAGCTCTGCGCGGTGCGGGCGTTGGTGCCGAGAAAGTACAGGCACGCGCCGTTGCTGAGCGTCATCGGGTCGCCTTTCAGGTCTACGTCCACTTCGCGGGCAAACTCAATAATGTACTGCTTGAAGACGTGCGCCTGCGCCTTACTGGCCGAAAGGAAAATCTGGTTTCGCCCGGTGGTCAGCGCATCTACGAGTGCCTCGCGGGCAAAGAAATATGTTGCGCCAATCTGGCGGGATTTGAGCAGATTGCGAACGGAGTATTTATTGCCTGCTTCCCACCACTGGCGCTGATAGCCGAACATCGAGCCGTGGAAAACTTCCTGCAGCTTCTCGATCTGTTCGTCGGTGAATACGTTCTTTTCTGGCGGTTTACGCGGCCCACTGTTGCGGTTCGCCACCTTCGGGTTCAGGTCAGCTTCATTCCCGCCGTTACTGAACTTGCCGATGCGGGCGTGGCGTTCGGACTGGCGCGCCAGCAGGTCAATCTCCTTGAAGTCCCGGCCTTCTTTTGTCTCCTTCATGATCAGCTGGCAGTAGCGCGCGGCGGTGGTGAGCTGCATCTGGTCAAGCGGGCCGTAGTCGCCCCACTTGTCGCGCTTTTTCCAGCTGTGGACGGTTGCAGGTTTCTCTCCCAGCATTTCAGCAATGCGGGCGATACGGTATCCCTGAAAGTACAGGAGCATGGCCTGCCTGCGGGGATCGAGGTCTTCGGGGGCGAGTGTCGTTGTCATGGCCCCAAAATACGGCCCTGACGGTTCCTTTTCTGCCGCCCCTCATTGTGTGGTTTTCCGCACAATGGTCCCGCGTTGTTTCAACCCCCCTCCCGCCGCAAACATAAGGCCTCACAGAGTTTTTCTAACCGGAGCCTGAACAATGGCAAAGAAAGCGAAGCGTTTTCGTATCGGAGTGGAAGGTGCCACAACGGACGGGCGCAATATCGAGCGCAGCTGGCTTGAGCAGATGGCGGCAAATTACGACCCGGCTGTGTATACCGCCGTCATCAACATGGAGCATATCAAAGGCTATACGCCTGACAGCCCTTTCCGTCGTTTCGGCGTCGTGGATGCGCTGGACACTGAAGAAATCCAGGACGGAATGCTGAAGGGCAAGCTGGGCCTGTTCGCCACGATTACCCCTTCTGATGACCTGATCGACATGACCGGCAAAATGCAGAAGCTGTTTACCTCCATGGAAATCAGCCTGAAGTTTGCCGACACCGATGCGCCCTATCTTATTGGCCTGGCTGTCACTGACGATCCGGCGAGCCTCGGCACCGAAATGCTGGCGTTCAGCGCGTCGGCGGAAAAGAACCCGCTGGCAAACCGCAAGCAGCACCCGGACAACCTGTTTACCGCCGCCACCGAAACCGTGATCGAGCTGGAAGAGGCGCCGGAAGAAAAGCCCGCCCTGTTTACCCGCATCAAAGCCATGTTCGCAAAGCAGAAGCAGACCGACGATGACCGTTTCAGCGACGTGCATCAGGCGGTAGAGCTGATTGCCAGCGAGCAGCAGAACTATGGCACCCGCACCGACAGGGCGCTGGGCGAACAGGCCGAGCGCCTGAGCCAGCTGGAAAGCAGCCTGCAGTCGCAGCTGGATGACCTGTCGGCGCAGAAGGAAGCCTTTACCGAACTCAAAGAGCAGCTGGAGCGCGCAGACAGCCGCGCCGACTATCGCCAGCGCGCGCCCGGTGGCAATACGCCAGCGGCACAACTGACAAACTGCTAAAGGAGCAGCATCCCCATGAAAAAGAATACCCGTTTTGCGTTTAACGCTTACCTGACGCAGCTTGCAACCCTGAACGGCGTGCCGGTCGAGGAGCTGTCCAGCAAATTTAACGTTGAGCCTTCAGTAGCGCAGACGCTGGAAGACACCATTCAGCAGTCCGCCGCGTTTCTGACACTGGTCAACGTGGTGGGCGTCAGCGAACAGTCAGGCCAGCTGCTGGGCCTTGGTATCGGCGGCTCAATCGCGGGCACTACGGATACCTCTGCAAAGGACCGTGAACCAATCGACCCGACCGAAATGAGCGGCGTTGAGTACAAATGCGAGCAGACCAATTTTGACACCGCGATCACCTACGCGAAGCTCGACATGTGGGCGAAGTTTCAGGACTTCCAGACCCGTATCCGTGACGCAATTGTGAAACGTCAGGCACTGGACCGCATCACCATTGGCTTTAACGGCGTGAAGCGCGCCAAAACCTCAGACCGTGCAGCAAATCCTATGCTGCAGGACGTCAACAAGGGTTGGCTGCAGAAGCTGCGTGAAGACGCCCCGGACAACGTGATGGGCAGCAGCACCACAGACGGCGTAACTACTGCCAGATCGGTGAAGGTCGGCAAGGGTGGCGACTACGCCAACCTTGACGCGCTGGTGATGGATGCGGTTAACGAGCTTATCGATCCGATTTTCCAGGATGACCCCGATCTGGTTGTGGTATGCGGGCGTGAGCTGCTGTCCGACAAGTATTTCCCGCTGGTAAACAGTGAGCAGGCGAACACCGAAAAGCTGGCCGCCGATCTCATCATCAGCCAGAAACGCATGGGGGGCCTGCAGGCGGTGCGCGCGCCTTTCTTCCCGCCGAAAGCCGTGCTGGTAACTCGTCTGGATAACCTGTCCGTGTACTGGCAGGAGGACACCCGCCGCCGCTCGGTTATCGACAACCCGAAACGCGACCGCATCGAGAACTACGAATCGGTCAATGAGGCGTATGTGGTGGAGGATTACCGCTGTGCCGCGCTGGTTGAAAACATTGAAATCGGTGACTTTTCTGCGCCTGCTGCTGCAGATACGGGAGCGTAACGGATGAGCCTGAGTCCCGCACGGCAGCACCGCCTGCGCGTTCAGGCTGAGCAGGCCGCCCTCTCGGGCGGCTCTGTCCGGCACGCGAACGGCTACGAACTGATGCTGATGCAGCTGGGTGAAGACCGCCGCCGCCTCAAGGGCATTCAGTCCAACGTCAAAAAAGCCGAAATCAAAGTAGAAGTGCTGCCGAAATATGCCGCTTGGGTAGACGGCGTGCTGGCCGCCGACGGCGCGCAGCAGGATGACGTGCTGATGTACGTGATGCTGTGGCGCATTGACGCCGGGGATTATGCCGGAGCGCTGGCCGTTGGCCGCCATGCCCTCAAACACGACTGGTCCATGCCGCAGGGTTTTAACCGCAACGTGCAGACCCTGCTGGCCGAAGAGATGGCGGACGCCGCAAAAAACGCTCTGCTGGCAGAGAGCGATTTTGATCCGGCCCTGCTGCTGCAGACGCTGGCGGCAACCGACGGGCTGGATATGCCGGATCAGTCGCGCGCCCGCCTGCACAAGTCTATCGGCTACGTACTTACCGGCAGCCAGCCAGACGAAGCACTGAAACATCTTAAACAGGCGCTGCAGCTCGACGAGCGCTGCGGCGTGAAAAAAGAAATTGAGCAGCTGGAGCGGAAAATCCGCAACGCCAGCTGATAACCGGACGTGCCCACGCGCGGGGCGGCACGGGGTGGCGACAGGCTGAGCCTTATCAAAACTCCGTCCACCGCCCAACCTTTTCAGGAGTAACAAAGCTATGGAATTCGTAGCGCCGCAAAAGGCGACGGGAATGCCGGAAATTATCCCCAATAACTCGTTCTGGCCGGACGTCGATCTGGCGAAGTTTCGCAGCGCGATGCGCGTTGACGGCACCGTGACGCCGGAGCGCTTAAAGCAGGTGGTGCTCACCGCGATGGCGGAGGTCAATACCGAGCTTTATTCATGGCGCGAGCGGCAGGAGCTGGCCGGTCATAACACCCTGGCCGATGTTCCGGCGGAGAAACTGGCTGGTGAGAGCGTGCGCCTGCATCACTACTTTAACGCAGTGTGGTGCTGGACCCGTGCGGTACTCAACGAGCGCTATCAGGATTTTGATGCCACCGCAGCCGCGGCGAAGCGCGGCGAGGAGCTGGCCGATACCACAGGCGACCTGTGGCGTGATGCGCGCTGGGCTATCAGCCGCGTGCAGAACCTGCCGCACAGCACCGTGGAGCTTATCTGATGAAAGTGCGTGCGCAGCAGTACGACACGGTAGACGCGATCTGCTGGCGTCATTACGGGCGCACGCAGGGCATGACCGAGCAGGTCATTCAGGCGAATCCGGGGTTGTCTGAGTACGGCCCCATCCTGCCGCACGGGCTGGAAGTGGAGCTGCCGGACGTGACAACGACGGCGACCGTGCAGGCCGTCCAGCTTTGGGACTGAACTATGTGGGAACGCATTCGCGCCGGGATCGTCTGGTTTATCGCAGTAGGCATGGCGTGGCTGGGCGACATGTCGCTGAAGGACATTTCAACCGTGGCTGGCCTGCTTATCGGCATTCTGATGGCGGTGATCAGCTGGTACTACAAGCGCAAAACCTATCTGCTGCTGGCAAGCGGGCGCATCACGCGGGAGGAGTATGAATCTGCAAACCGTTAAGCGCTGCGCCGTGGGCGTGGTGCTGGCTATTGCCGCCACGCTGCCCGGCTTTCAGCAGCTGCATACCTCCGTCGAGGGGCTGAAGCTCATTGCGGATTATGAGGGCTGCCGCCTGCAGCCTTACCAGTGCAGCGCCGGAGTCTGGACCGACGGGATAGGCAACACGCGCGGCGTGGTGCCGGGGAAAAACATCACCGAGCGGCAGGCGGCAGGCAATTTCATCACTAACGTGTTACGCGTCGAGGCGGCACTGGGGCGCTGCGTGGCGGTAACAATGCCGCAGCAGGTTTATGACGCTCTGGTGTCGCTGGCGTTCAACGTCGGCACCGGCAACGCCTGCGGATCGACGATGGTTACGCTGCTGAAACATGGCCGATGGCATGAGGCGTGTTATCAGCTGCCGCGCTGGGTGTACGTGAAAGGTGTATTTGATCAGGGGCTGGATAACCGGCGCCAGCGCGAACTGGCATGGTGCCTTAAGGGGACGGGTGCATGATGCGTTTTCTATGGGGGCTTCTGATTGTCGTCGTAGCAGCATTCACCCTGCAGTCGTGGCGACTTATCAATGCCGGTCACACCATCAGCACGCAGCAGGCGGCTATTGCAGACCAGGGCAAAAAGCTGTCGCAGAAGAACGGCCAGCTGATTGCCCTGAATATCCTGATGCAGACGAACAGCCAGGCGCAGACGCAGCTTTATGCCGCCGCCGAGAAAAACGGCAGGCTGCTGCGCGACCGGCAACGCACCATAGAGGAGCTTAAACGTGAAAATGAAGACCTGCGCCGCTGGGCTGATTCCCTTCTGCCTGATCCTGTTGTCCGGCTGCGCCAGCGACCGGCCCTCGCCGGAGGTGAGTCTTACCGTGAGTGGCTGTCCCAAAATCACCCGCTGCCAGCTGGACCCGGCCGCGCCGCGCAGTAACGGCGACCTTAACGCCCTGCTCGATGAAACCGAGGCCGCCTGGGCGGCGTGCGCAGATAAAGTCGATACCATTATCAGCTGTCAGGAAAAAGACGATGAACAAGCCGCAGTCCTTGCGAAACGCCCTGAATAAAGGGGTGCCCTACGTGGCGGACAACCCCGACCGGCTGCACCTGTTCGTGGATAACGGCGCGCTGGTCGCCACGTCCGCCGCGTCGATCTCATGGGAATACCGCTACACCCTGAACGTGGTGATTACTGACTTTACCGGCGACCAGAACCTGCTGATGGCCCCGGTGATGTTCTGGCTGCGGGAAAATCAGCCCGACGCCCTGCAGAACCCCGGCGAGCGGGAAAAGCTCTTTACGTTTGAGGCTGATATTCTCGGCAATGACCGCTGTGACATCAGCATGAACCTGAAGCTGACCGAGCGGGTGCTGGCGCAAGAAGTGGACGGAAAAATGTCGATTGAGGCCGTGCCGGAGCCGGACGAGCCGGAGGAATTCTGGACGGCGCGCCATGGCTGAACTGCATGAGGTAGATGCCTGGTTGGCTGCGTTGCTGGCACAGCTTGAACCGGCGGCAAGAGCAAAAATGCTGCGTGAGGTCGCCCGCGACGTGCGCCGCATTCAGCAGGCGAACATCACGGCGCAGCGCGCCCCGGACGGCACCGCATGGGAACCCCGGCGCGCCACGGCCCGCACGAAGCAGGGCCGCATCCGGCGCAAGATGTTTGCGAAGCTCAAAACCACAAAGTACTTGAAGGCGCAGGCCAGCGCCGATCATGCCGAAATAGCCTTTGCGCCTGCCGTGCAGAAGCTGGCCCGCGTGCATCACTACGGCCTGCGCGACCGGGTAAACCGGCGCGGCATGATGGTCAAATATGCGGAGCGTCCGCTGCTGGGTGTTAGCGATGACATAAAAAATTTAGTTAGAGAAGGTTTATTACGCTGGTTAAGATGACCAGCGCTATGCTCAGATTTTAATTGATACTAGAGCTTATAATCAAACAACTTATTTTCTTAGCGCTTCAAGCTCATCATGCATACTCTTTATTGCCTCACTAGTTTTTATATCGCTGCTGATTAAGTTGTTATACATCTTCTTTGTATTTTTATCGAGATTGCTCTCTTGATTTTCACTCATTTCCTTTCTAAGTTTTTTTATCTTAATATCTAATATGAAAAGCCTAATCTTCCTATCCAAAAACTTAATAATGAATGGTAGAGCGAGAGAGATGAACACTATAAATTGATAGTATATGGCAGCTGATATAGAGCTAATCAAAAAATCCTTGAATTTGTAACCAATGAAATAGGAGATGACCATGTTTAGCGCCATAGAGCATAGAAAAATCCTCATATCAGAATTATTTTTCATGGAATTCCCTCAACACCCTCTTATAAAAATCATCTTTATCATTCTTGCATAACAAAATCATCTCTTTAGTTTTTTCCATATATTCAAGGCACATAGTACTTAAACTTAAGATTACGTACCTCAGAATCTTTCGCTCAATTACCTCCGGGAGTTCTTTAAACTCTGGGAGTTGCTCAATCATTGGATAGTAGTATGCCGAAATGAAATAAGAGTCATTTTTCTCATCATAACGTATAGCGCAAGTTGATACGCTCTCATCAACCAGTTGGTTTGAGATTCGATACTTATCAATTAACTCTAATCCTTCACCCCAATAATTATCTAGGGGGAATGCCATTAACGCGCCAAGTGGCGCTGTTAAAGCCTTTTTACTATTAGATTGGTCTTCCATTGATGGGATAACCACCAAGAATTTTATATTCCCAAACTCCACAAAAAAACTATCGTTAGCTTTTTCATTAGGTGCCAACCTGTCGTCCACTTTGAAGTCTTTAAAGCTTTCTAGTGTGCCTTTGATAAATTCTTTGCTGTATTTCATGTATGCGCCTTAGCGATTTAACTTTTTTTTATTATCTCCTTGTGCCATTCAACAAACAACTCGTGAGAGTTAATTTTTCCCTTTTAGGATGCAATCTTGAGGGCATGAACGAAAAACTGACCGAAATCATGCGCCTTATCACCAACCTGATCCGCACCGGCACCGTGTCCGAGGTGGACCCGGTGAACTGGCTGTGCCGGGTGAAAACGGGCGACCTCGAAACCAACTGGATTAACTGGCTCACCACGCGCGCCGGTAATACCCGCACATGGTGGCAACCTTCCATCGGCGAGCAGGTTGTGCTGCTTAGCCTGGGCGGCAACCTCGAAACCGCCTTTGCGCTGCCCGCCATCTATTCCGAAGCGTTTCCGCCGCCGGACTACTCAGAGGACGGCACCACAACCGTTTTTAAGGACGGCGGCTGGTTCCAGTACGAGCCTGAAACGGGGCAGCTGCTGATAAAGAACATCAAAAGCGTGCGCATCGAAGCGGCGGACGGCATTCAGCTGATAACCGATCAGCTCGGCGTTGACGCCAGTCAGACCCGCATTAACAGCGAAACCGTGATGAACGGCGCGGTGACACAGGGCGGCGGTGGCATGAGTTCGAACGGCGTTGTGGTGCATACGCATAAGCACGGCGGCGTGAAGACAGGCGGCGATATGTCAGGAGGCCCGCAATGATGTATCTCGGTATGAACCGCGACACCGGTGAGGCGATCACCGACATCGACCACATCCGGCAAAGCGTGCGCGACATCCTGATGACGCCGGAAGGCAGTCGTCTGCAGCGCCGGGATTACGGCTCGCTGCTGTCTGTGCTGATTGACCAGCCGCAGAACGACGTGATCCGCCTGCAGGTGATGGCGGCGGTCTATACCGCGCTCAGCCGCTGGGAGCCGCGTATCAGGCTGAGCAGCGTAAACATTACCAGCACCTTTGACGGCTCAATGGTTGTAGAGCTGACCGGCCAGCGGGATGACGGCTCGCCGGTTGCCATGTCTGTATCAACGGGGGTGAACAGTGGCAGTAATTGACCTTTCCCAGCTGCCCGCGCCTGAAGTCATTGAGGTGCCGGACTTTGAAAGCCTGCTGACCGAGCGCAAGGAGGCGCTAATCGCGCTCTACCCGGCTGAGGAGCAGGCGGCGGTGCGCCGCGTGCTGGCGCTGGAGTCAGATCCGATGGTGAAAAGTCTGCAGGAAAGCGTTTACCGCGAAATCCTGCTGCGCCAGCGCATTAACGAGGCGGCGCAGGCCGTCATGGTGGCCTATGCGATTGGCGGCGATCTGGACCAGCTCGCGGCGAGCTATAACGTTCAGCGCCTCACCGTTACCCCGGCTGACCCTGACGCGGTGCCGCCGGTTGATGCTGTCATGGAAACCGACGATGCCCTGCGCGTGCGCGTGCCGGAGGCATTTGAGGGGCTGAGCGTAGCCGGGCCGACAGCGGCCTATGAGTTTCACGCAAAGAGCGCAGACGGACGCGTCCAGGACGTATCGGCGACCAGTCCGTCACCGGCCAGCGTGGTGATTACCGTCCTGAGCCGCGAAGGCGACGGTACGGCGGCGGGTGATTTACTGGCTACAGTGAACACCGCGCTGAACGCCGAAAGCGTGCGCCCCGTGGCCGACCGCGTGACTGTTCAGGGGGCGACTATCCGACCCTACAGCGTCAGGGCAAAGCTGCACCTGTTTGATGGTGTGGCCGCCGGTCCCTGCCTTGAGGCAGCGAACGCAAGGCTGGCAGCTTACCTCACCGAGCAGAAAAAGCTGGGCCGCAGCGTGCGCCGCGAGTCTTACGGGGCGGTGCTGCGCGTGGCCGGTGTGGACTGGGTGGAAATGATCGAACCGGCGGCGGACATCATCATGGACCGCACAGCGGCGGGTTACTGTACCGGCACGGACGTGTCAGTGGCGGATGATGAGGTGCTGGCATGAGCAACAACAGCCTGATGCCGCCCGGCTCGTCCGCACTGGAGCGCCGCCTGGCTGAAGCCTGTAGCAGGATTACCGGCCTGAGCGTGCCGCTGCGCGACCTGTGGAACCCGGCGGCCTGTCCGGTCAGATTTCTGCCGTATCTCGCCTGGGCGTTTTCAGTGGACCGCTGGGACGAAGGCTGGGCGGAGAGCGTCAAGCGTCAGGTGGTGCGCGATGCGTTTTATATCCATCAGCACAAGGGAACAACCAGCGCCATTCGCCGCGTGGTCGAGCCGTTCGGCTTCCTGATCCGCATCATTGAGTGGTGGCATACCGGGGAAGCGCCCGGCACGTTCCGGCTCGACATTGGCGTGCAGGACCAGGGCATAACGGAAGAAACCTATCAGGAGCTGGAGCGCCTCATCAGTGACGCAAAGCCCTGCAGCCGTCACCTGCTGGGCATGTCCATCAACCTGCAGGTGAGCGGTGAAACCCGCATAGCCGCCGCGAGCTATGACGGCGACGATCTCACCATTTATGCCTATACCCCGGAAATTCTTTCCGTCAGCGGCCCGGCTTATGCGGGCGCGGCGGTTCACGTTATCGACCTGATGGAAGTGGGACAATGACTCAAAAATTCTATGCAATCGTGACCAACCTCGGCGCGGCCAAAATTGCCAACGCCGCCGCGCTCGGCACAAAGCTGAACATCACGCAAATGGCCGTAGGCGACGGCGGCGGCACGCTGCCCACGCCGAACGCCAGCCAGACAAAGCTGGTAAACGAGATGCGCCGGGCGGCCATTAATACGCTGAGCATCGATCCGGCCAACGCCAGCCAGGTGATTGCCGAGCAGGTTATTCCTGAAACGGAGGGCGGATTCTGGATCCGGGAAATGGGCCTGTTTGACGCAGACGGCACGCTGATTGCGGTCTGCAATACCCCGGAAACCTACAAGCCCGCTCTTCAGGAAGGCAGCGGACGCACGCAAACCGTTCGTATGCTTATTGTCGTAAACAGTACGGACGCCATCACCCTGAAGATTGACCCCTCCGTGGTGCTGGCTACCCGTAAGTATGTCGATGACAACATTCTGACGGTCAGGCAGTACGCGGACCAGCTACTGGCGGACCATCTTGCGGCTGCTAACCCGCACGCTCAGTATCTTCAGACAGCAAACGCCCTGGCTGAAATCAAGAACGCCGGTCTGATTGCCGACGTTCTCAAAAACATCGGTTTAAGCGAAGGAGCGCCCGTCATCGGTTCACCATTCCCGTGGCCGCACGCGAAAATGCCTAATGAACTGTTTCCCTCCATGTCCGGCATGGTCTTCCTGAAAAGTAACGGCGCCAGTTTCAGCGGCACGCTGTATCCGAAGCTGGCGCTGGCTTATCCGGGGCTGGTTTTATCTGATCTGCGGGGCGAGTTTATCCGTGGCTGGGATGATGGTCGGGGTATTGACAGTGGGCGCGGTCTGTTGACGTTGCAGGAAGCTACCTGGATTCAGCCAAACATTGAAAATAACTCTACGCTGACAGCCATCGTTACCGGCAACACAGAAAGGGAATTCAACACTGACGCTACGGGCGCCGTAACTTCGTTGTCTAACGTTTCTAACGCTGGCTCGCGTAAACGGCAGTACATCCGACCGCGTAACGTGGCGTTTAACTACATCGTGAGGGCTGCATAATGGCTAAGGTAACGCTTGATAAAAATGGCCTGGCAAAAACAGCCGGCACACTGAAGATTTATAATTTTGACAGCCTGACTGGCGAATTTATCGGCTCAGCTGACGAATATCTGCAGCAGGGCGTCGGACTTCCTGCCTGCGCCTGTGCTGTCGCTCCGCCACAGACCGGGGCGGGTAGCGTGGCGGTATATCGTGACGGCGGCTGGAAGACCATTGCCGACCATCGCGCCGAAATGGTCTACTCCGTTGCTGATGGCTCGGCAATCGCAATAACAGAGCTAGGCGATTATCCGGCAGGCACAACGCCGCTTGAACCTGCAACCGCCTGGGATAAATGGGACGGCGATAAGTGGGTGACGGACATCGATGCACAACAGGCTGCGATCGTGAGCGCAGCAGCAATTCAGAAATCGGCGCGCATCAGCGAGGCGAACAGCGTTACCCAAGCATGGCAGACGCAGCTGCTGCTCGGCATCATTACGGACGAAGACAAAGCCATACTACTCAAATGGATGAAATACATTCAGAGATTACAGGCAACAGATATTACAAATGCTCCAATGGTAAACTGGCCAGAAAAACCATCTATGTAAGAGCAGGCCGGATGGCCTGCTTTATATATTCATTTGCAATAAATTTTAAAAAAAGGCAAAAACCCCTTTAAAATAAAATAATTAAAAGCTCAGTCCTAACGCCTTAAGCAACCACTGGCTTGCATTAATTATTTTTTGCGTCACCCCGAGATTTTCGCTAAAAATTATAATTAGGAAGATAATAGCAGTAATAACTAACGAACCCAAAAAAACTCCCACACTAGGCCTTTCTATAAATAAAGATATAGCGTAAAAGATTATTACACCTAAAACAAGAAAGGAGAAAAAAATTATTAAATAAGACGCTGTGGAATTTGGGGGGGTATCATTTACACTGGACACAAAAAGATGAGGCACTGTTATTAAGAAAAAGGCAAGTGTCGCAATATTCAATGCCCATCTGACAGGACTACATAGTTTCTCTGTTAACTTAAACCTTTCGAGAGTAAACGCTATAATTGCAAACGTAGCCGATCCGGTTTCAAGAAGTACTATTAGTTTTTTGTTGCTTTCTTTAAAAGCTTCGCCATCATTCATATAAAACAATGAAAATGAAAGCAGCAGCGAGACCATAAATATATTTGCAAGTACTTTCCACTCTTTAAAATCTTCGCTTTTTGTTTTTTGGGAGCCATTGTTCATCGTCATTTCTCATTAATTCCTTATCACGCGAATTGAACTTCGAGGGCCTTTTTTGCTCAGCCCTTGTGCCATTCCTTACACAATTAAGACATCATGAATTAAGGCCTCTACTATTTCAATATGGCGTTCATCTTTTACAGGAGAACCGCCTATGGCTCAGGATTATCACCACGGCGTGCGCGTTGAGGAAATCAACGAGGGCACCCGAACTATCACCACCGTCAGCACGGCGATTGTCGGTCTGGTCTGCACCGGCGACGACGCCGACGCGGCAACCTTTCCGCTCAACCGCCCGGTATTGCTGACCGACGTGCTCACCGCCAGCGGCAAGGCAGGCGAGTCCGGCACGCTGGCCCGCTCGCTGGACGCCATTGCCGACCAGGCAAAACCCGTCACCGTCGTCGTGCGCGTGCCGCAGGGCGCGACCGAGGCGGAAACCACATCCAACATCATCGGCGGCGTCACCGACGGCCAGCGCACCGGCATGAAAGCGCTGCTGGCCGCGCAGGCCGTCTGTGGCGTCAAGCCGCGTATTCTCGGCGTGCCGGGGCACGACACGCAGGCCGTGGCGACCGAGCTGCTGAGCGTGGCGCAAAGCCTGCGCGGCTTTGCCTACCTGTCGGCCTACGGCTGCAAAAGCGTAGAGGAAGCCATCGCCTACCGCGCCAACTTCAGCCAGCGCGAAGGGATGCTTATCTGGCCTGATTTCATCAGCTTTGACACCGTGCTGAACGCAGATGCGACGGCCTACGCCACCGCCCGCGCGCTCGGCCTGCGCGCCAAAATCGACGAGCAGACTGGCTGGCACAAGTCCCTGTCAAACGTCGGGGTGAACGGCGTCACCGGCATTTCCAAAGACGTGTTCTGGGATTTGCAGGATCCGGCAACGGACGCGGGCCTGCTGAACCAGAACGACGTCACCACGCTGATCCGTAAAGACGGCTTCCGCTTCTGGGGTTCCCGCTGCCTGAGCGACGATTCTCTGTTCGCGTTTGAGTGTTACACCCGCACCGCGCAGGTGCTGATGGACACCATGGCCGAGGCGCAGATGTGGTCCGTTGACGGCCCGCTGAACCCGTCACTGGCCCGCGACATCATCGAGAGTATCCGCGCGAAGCTGCGCAGCCTGGTCAGCCAGGGCTATCTCATCGGAGCGGACTGCTGGCTGGACGAAAGCGTGAACGACAAAGACACGCTGAAGGCGGGCAAGCTGACCATCGACTACGACTACACGCCGGTGCCGCCGCTTGAAAACCTGCTGCTGCGCCAGCGCATTACCGACCAGTATCTGGTCGATTTCAGCAGCCGCGTCAGCGCATAAGGAGACTGAAACATGGCATTACCCCGCAAGCTCAAGCACCTGAACGTGTTTAACGCAGGCAACAACTGGCAGGGGCTGGTTGAGTCCATCACCCTGCCGAAAGTCACCCGCAAGTTTGAGAAGTATCGCGGCGGTGGCATGGCCGGAGCCGTGGACATCGACATGGGCCTGGACGACGGCGCGCTGGATACGGAATTCACTGTAGGCGGCACCGAGTCGCTGCTGTTCAAGCAGCTGGGCACCGCCACCGTGGACGGCGTGCTGCTGCGCTTTACCGGCTCTATCCAGCGCGACGACACCGGCGAGGTGCAGGCGGTCGAGCTGGTCACGCGAGGCCGCTACAAAGAGCTGGATTCTGGCGAGTGGAAGACCGGCGATTCAAGCACGACCAAGGTGTCCGCGACCAACAGCTACGCCAAGCTGACCATTAACGGCGAGGTGGTTTACGAGATTGACCTCGTGAACATGATCCACATCGTGGACGGCACCGACCTGATGGAAGCGCACCGCAACGCGCTCGGCCTCTGATAAACCCGGCAGGGGCAGCCCTGCCGCTCTGAAACGTATAAACGGAAAATAATCATGACTGACAAAACCACCGAAAAGGCCGTGACGCTGGAAACCTCCATTAAGCGCGGCGATACCGACATTACCAGCGTGACCGTGCGCAAACCGCAGGCCGGGGCGCTGCGCGGCATCCGCCTGCAGGCACTGATGGACATGGACGTAAACGCCCTGATGGCCGTGCTGCCGCGCGTCACGAACCCGACGCTGACCGTGCAGGAAATCAACGAAATGGACCCTGCCGATCTGCTGTCCCTGTCTGTCGAGGTGATCACTTTTTTGTTGCCGAAGTCGGCGCTGTCAGCTTTCCCGACGGCCTGACGGTAGAGGATCTGGTAGCGGACATCGCTACCGTTTTCCACTGGCCGCCGCCGGTGATGTACGCGGAGTCTCTGACGGACGTGCTGGAGTGGCGGCATAAAGCGATGCAGCGTAGCGGAGCCGGTGACGATGAGTGACACAAACCTGCGGCTGCAGGTGATATTAAGCGCGGTTGATAAAATCACGCGCCCCTTTCGAAACGCGCGCGACGGCTCTAAGGAGCTGTCCGCCGCGCTGAAGGCCAGCAAAGACGGCCTGAAATCCCTTAACGAGCAGGCGGGCCGCATTGACGGCTTTCGCAAAACCCGCTCACAGCTTGCCGTTACTGCAAACAACCTGAAGGCCGCCCGCGAGGAAGCGGCGCGCCTTGCCGTGCAGTTTACCGAAACGAACAGGCCTACGGCGCAGCAGGCCAGGCTGCTTGAGCAGGCAAAGACTCGCGCCAGCCAGCTGCAGCAGACCTACAACGGCCTGCGCCTGTCAGTGCAGCGCCAGCGCGAGGCGCTGAACGCGGCGGGCATTGACACAAAGCAGCTGAGCGAGGCGCAGCGCCGGTTAAAAACGGACGCACAGGCGGCAGCGGGCGCCATCGAGCGACAGCAGGCAGAGCTGCGCAAGCTCGGCGAGCGTCAGCAGAAGATTAACGCCATCCGGGCGCGGCATGAAAAGCTGACCGAGACGCGTAATAAGCTGGCCGGTAACGGCGCGGGCATGGTGGCAACCGGCGTTGCTACCGGCGCGACCATCATGGCCCCGGTGCGTGCCTATGCGGAATCGGAAGATGCCTCGACGCAGCTGGCCGCCTCCATGATGGGACCGGGGGCTAAGGTGCTGCCGGAGTATGAAAAAATCAACAAGCTGGCGGTGAGCCTGGGTGACAAGCTGCCCGGCACTACGGCGGACTTTCAGAACATGATGACCATGCTCCGCCGTCAGGGCATGAGCGCACAGGCGATACTCGGCGGGCTGGGTGAGGCAACGGCCTATCTCGGCGTGCAGCTGAAGATGGCCCCCACTGATGCGGCAGAGTTTGCGGCGAAGCTGCAGGATGCCACGCAGACCAGCGAAAAGGACATGATGGCGCTCACTGACATCATCCAGAAGGGATTTTATGCGGGCGTTGATTCGGAAAACATGCTCCAGGGCTTTTCCAAAATCGGCAGCGCAATGGACATCATTCATAAAAAAGGGATCGATGCTGCGCAAACCTTCGCGCCTCTGCTGGTCATGGCCGATCAGGCCGGTATGGCTGGCGAATCGGCGGGTAATGCCTACCGTAAAATTTTTCAGGCAACACTCAACAATAAAAAGATTGGCAAAGCTAACGATGCGCTGGCTGGCACCGGCATTAAGCTGAGCTTCCAGAACAAAAAGGGCCAGTTTGCCGGACTGGAAAATCTGTATGCGCAGCTGGCGAAGCTGAAAAAAATCACTGATGACGGCAAGCGGCAGTCGGTGATCAATACCCTTTTCGGGGATGACGCAGAAACCCTCCAGGCACTGAACACTATGATCAGCAAAGGAATTGAGGGCTACCGGGAAACCGCTGCGAAGCTGGACAATCAGGCATCTCTGCGCGAACGCGTAGACGCCTCGCTGAAGACGCTGGCGAACCGCTGGGACGCGGCAGGAGGCTCATTTACTAATGCGCTGTCTGCCATCGGTGCCACGGTTGCGCCGGACCTCAAACGACTGGTTGACTGGCTCGGCGATCTCGCCAGCGCGCTCGGCAAGTTTGTACAAAAACACCCGCAACTGACGGCTGCCTTGTTCAAGATGTCGACTGGTTTTGCCATAGCGGCAGTAGCTATAGGGAGCATATTACTTGCGCTGGCGGCCATCTTAGGACCAATGCTGGTAATGCGTATGGTTATGAACAAGGTTGGCCTTCAGGCATTTACTTCATTTGGGCTTATGCGCAAGGCAATTGGCATAGTAGGCAACAGCGTGCTGTGGCTGGGGCGGCTGATGATGTCAAACTGGATTCTGGCCGTGATCGGACTGATTGCCATGGGGGCAATTTATATCTGGCAGAACTGGGACACGCTGGGGCCAAAATTTGCCGCGCTGTGGGACGGTATAAGCACCAAGGTCAGTAATGTATGGACGGCCATCCGCACCTACATCAGCACAAAATGGGATGAGATTGTGGCCGACGTGAAGGCGCTGCCCGCGCGCTTTCAGGAAGCTGGCTCGCAGATGATTGACGGCCTGCTGGCAGGCATCAGCCAGAAATGGGACACGCTCAAAAGCAAACTTTCCTCGCTGACCGACTACCTGCCGGACTTCCTCAAGCCCGGCAATGACAAGCCAGGCGCACCGGCGCAGGCAGCACGCCCACGCCCACGCCCGGCGCAGGTCACGCCGGACGGTAAAGTAACGCTGCCGCCGGGAGGCTTTCCGGCCTTTCCCAGAATGTACGACACTGGCGGGCATATTCCGTCCGGGCAGTTCGGCATCGCCGGGGAAAACGGGCCGGAAATTGTGAACGGCCCGGCCAACATAACCAGCCGTCGCCGTACTGCCGCGCTGGCGGCCTCCGCTGCGCTGGCGATGGGCATGGCCGCAACACCTGCCGCTGCGCGCCCGCTGCACCCGATGAGCCTGCCCGCACCTGCGCAGAGCCACAGCGCCAGTAGTGGCGGTTATGCAGGGCAGCCGTCCATCGTGATGCACGGAAAATATGATATCCACATCGTGCAACAGCAGGGGCAGAGCACTAACGATTTGCTGGATGAGCTGATGCGCAGGATTGAGGCAAAAGAGCGGCAGGCACAGGCCCGCGCCCGCAGCAGCTACCACGACAGAGGAGAATTCGAATCATGATGATGACGCTGGGAATGTTCGTTTTCATGCTGAAGACGGTCCCTTATCAGGAGCTGCAAATCCAGCGCAGCTGGCGCTTTCCGTCAAACAGTCGCGTCGGTGTGCGCCCGACGCTGCAGTTTCTCGGGCCGGATAATGACACGCTGACGCTTTCCGGCGTTCTGCTGCCTGAGATTACTGGCGGCAGGCTGTCACTGCTGGCGCTGGAGCAGATAGCGGAGCTGGGGCGCGCATGGCCGCTGATAGAGGGCAGCGGCACCATTTACGGCATGTTTGTGATCGAAAACCTCAGTCAGACCAAAGCGGAATTTTTCAGCAGCGGCGTCTGCAGGCGAATTGAGTTCACGCTAACTCTGAAGCGCACCGATGAGTCTCTGGGAGAAATGTTCGGCAGCCTGAGTGATCAACTCTCAGCCATAAAGGGCGCGGCGACGGACACAGCGGGTAAAGTTACCAGCATGATGGGAGGGCTGCTTTCATGAGCGCCACGCAATGGATTAACGGGGCAAATAAGCCAGCTTTCCGGCTGACGCTTGAGGGTGCAGATATCACGCAGAAGATTGAAAAACGGCTGATGAGTCTGACGCTCACTGATAACCGGGGGTTTGAGGCTGACCAGCTGGACATCGAGCTGGATGATGCGGACGGTCAGCTCCTGCTGCCACACCGGGGTGTCGCACTGTCGCTGGCGCTCGGATGGCATGGAGAGGCACTTTTTCCGAAGGGCACCTATACGGTAGATGAAATCGAGCACACCGGCACGCCTGACCGCCTAGTACTGCGCGCCCGCAGCGCTGACTTCAGGCAGACCCTGAACACAAAGCGGGAAAAGTCCTGGCATCAGACAACCGTGGGCGACATGGTTAAAGACATTGCCGGACGGCACAAACTGGACGTTGCCCTGGGTGATGACGTGGCGAAGATGGCTATAGATCACCTTGACCAGACCAACGAGTCAGACGCCAGTTTTCTGATGCGGCTGGCAAAACAGTGCGGCGCGGTTGCCTGTATTAAAAATGGCAACCTGCTGTTTATACGTCAGGGGCAGGGAAAAACGGCCAGCGGTAAGGCGTTGCCGGTGATCACCCTTCAGCGCAAAGACGGCGACAGCCACCGCTTTTCCCTGGCTGACCGCGACGCCTACACCGGCGTGATTGCCAGCTGGCTGCATACCCGCGAACCGACAAAAAAGCCAGAGGCGAAAGTAAAGCGCAGGCGGAAAAGCACGACAAAGAAAAAGGAGCCTGAAGCCAAGCAGGGCGACTACCTGATCGGAACGGATGAAAACGTGCTTGTCCTGAGCCGCACCTATGCGAACCGGGCAAACGCGGAGCGCGCCGCAAAAATGCAGTGGGAGCGGCTACAGCGAGGGGTGGCGACTTTTTCAATACAGCTGGCCCGTGGGCGGGCGGAACTCTACACCGAAATGCCGGTAAAGGTGAGCGGGTTCAAGCAGCAGATAGATGCAGGAGAATGGATTGTTACAACGCTGACTCACAGTCTTAGCGCGGACAGTGGATATACAACCAGCATAGATTTAGAAGTAAAAATCGATGACTTAAGCATGCAATAGCAAAATAAATTACCCATATGGATTATTTAAGGTTAACATTCGTAAAAAAACACCACAGGACGAATCCGAAATGATGAACTGCCCACTGTGCTTACACGCCGCTCATACTCGCAGCAGCGTCCAGCTTTCAGAAAACACAAAGGAAAGATACAACCAGTGCCAGAACATTAATTGCGGCTGCACCTTCAAGTCTCTGGAAACAGTCACAGACTTAATTGTGTGCCCAGGCAGAGTCAACCCTGCCCCGCCCCATCCTTCCCGCGCTACAGCAAAAGCCTCTCAAGGCAATCTCTGGTTATGA